AAGAGCTCCGATAGACACACGTTTGGCAAACTCGATTACCGGTCTCTGTGGTGCAATGAGGGATTTAGATTGATTACACTTAACTCCCAAATGGTTCTCCATTACATCTAAGTAATAGAAGGCCACACGTTTGTCAAAGATAACAATATCATCCCCTAATACTTCATAATTTTCGTACCATTTGATATTTCTATAGATATAGTAATTAATCATTTGGAGGATCATATGATGCGTTAGATTTAACATCGCCCATGAAGACAGAGCTCCCATAGGTTGACCAACTGCATACCGGAGTTTTATACCTTCTTTAGTCACTCTATCTTGAGGAACGAGTCCTTCTAAAGAAGAAGTGATTTCAGATGAAGGAAGAATATAATCCCGGTCTACAAGTAGATCGGCTCATGCCTGTCCAAAAGAAGAAGCAGAAACATTCTCTTCAGAAGGGGGAGAACCCCCTCATAAAGAGTTTAAAACTGCTATCTGCAATTGGATAGGAAGACGGTCAGTAGCTGCAGACAGATCATAGCAATATGCCTGTCCATAGTACTGAGCCTTCTCTTGAGCCCGATGAAATCCGGAGTTTTGGTCATGTGTGGAGTCATTTGGAAATGACTTAAACATGCGGAATAAGGCGTCATGCAAAGGTTTAAGTATGGACTGAGTCCACACATCTACCATTGCAAAAACACGCACTTTTCCGGCAGCCTCTTTCTTAAGAGCTAACTGCCCCAAAGCCTCTCATGATTTCTCAACCATGAGACTCCCCTGTTCATTTATGATCTTGATACCATTCACTACAGATCTAGTTAGTGATGGCCGAGGAATAAAATCCTCACCGAAATTCATATCTTGGAAATATCTTGATTGAATCAAACCCTTTCAGGTCATAAATCAATCATAATATAACGAGAATGAACCGGATCAACATGCATAATTGTACAGTTGAGGTCTCCCGTACCACTTCTTCACATCCATAAGGAATCCCTTTCAGGAAACCTTAGCGGATGGTGAAGCTTTTTGGATACGCTCCAGCCCCAAACTAGCCTGTAATTTCGGAACTTTAACCCGTCTTGATACAAATTGATAAGCTTTTGCTTCCAATCATGTACATATCAGGGATAAAGACTCCGAATTACCTGTAAAGGGATCTAAGATGGTAGATAACTTTAATCTCGGAGGACAGGATATAATCCTGTACAATGAGAATATCGTTAAATATCACCTTAC